GTTCTCCTGGTCGCTGGCGATCTTGAAGGCGAAGGCGTCATCGTCATTCACGCCCATGGTGAAATCGAGATAAGCCCCGGTTGCACTGCCCCACACGTACATGGGGAAGGTCGGAGACCCAGCCACAATCAGGCGCTGCTCGTAGAACGTCCCTGTCCTTGGGTATCCCCGAGAGGCAGACCATGCGGGTGCGTGCAGGCTCCAGGCATCTGCGGGGGCGGCCACGGTGCTGGACAGTTCCTGCTTAATCACCCCGGTCATGTGCGTGGTGTCGGTGTAGGCTGTCAGCTTGACAATTCCGCCGTTGATCTTGATGAAGCTCCCCACGTTCCCGGCTGAGAAGATCGCAGACCCGGCGGTCATGGTCACGGCCCCACCCACTGGGTCCTTGGCGCTGGCCGTCATAGTGCTGGCCGGGTAGGTTCCTGGTTCTTCGAACGGGGTTTCGATGAACGGAGCATTGCCAATCGTCCAGCTCGTATCACCCAGACGCAGAAGTCTTTGGGGGTAGACCGCATCGTTGAACAGGAACATGGTGTCTGCGCCCTGGGTGAAGTCCAGATCAAACAGCATGGCTTCTGTGTAGGGGGTCACGATTTCATACGGTGCACCCAGCCGCACCCCATCCTTGTAGACCCGCATATACAGGTCCCCAAACTCCAGCATATAACTGGTGTCCTCGTTGTAGATGAATGGGATCAATCGGGTCTGTTTGGCGCTGGTTTTGACCTCTTTCACGAACAGAGAAGCATCCCGGCGCTTGGCCCCTCCATACACCTGGGGCACGGTGTCGCGCATCATCTTCGCGCCGTTCTGGTAACGGGCCACATCAACCCGGCCATACAGCTTGGGGCTGATTTCCCCAGCAGTGAAATTTGTCTGCAGGACTGTCGTGCGTGGCATGTCAGAACCCCGACCCACCAAAGCGCGCATTCAGCAGCCGGAAATCACCGAGCGTCTGGGGCGGGTCGTCCTGCCCATCCACTGCGCGCGCGGCCTTGAGGTGCTGCAGGAGTTTGCCGTTCATCAGGTCGGCCATGCTTGCACTACCTGTGATCGGGTAGGCCATTTCTGCGGCCATCTTCAATTCCATCGCATGCACCAGCATGGAATCCCATGTGGCTTCGTTGTCGTTGCGGGAGATGTACCGCAGTGCCAGGCTGGTGCCATTGGCGAGAATCTTGCCGCTTTCGTGCTTGTAGTCCACCTCGTAACCATCGGGACCGACGCTGATGGTTTTCAGCCAGTCACCGGGCAGGGTGAACTGTGCGGTGTAGTCGAATGCCGGGGTTTCGGTGTCGGGCGCCAGGATCACGCGCTTGACTGCGCAGTTCCATGGATGGGAGCGAAGCAGGGAATCCCGCACGCTGTCATACAGGTTGGAAGCAAGGCTGGCGCGGTCCGTGCCTTCGTCCAGACTGTTGATGGTCTTGGCCCCCAGCAGCAGCAGTGCATTTGAGCAAATACTTACACGAGTCGCCATGTTCTTGTCCTTCTATGAAAAAGCCGGGGAAGCCTTGCGACAACCCCGGCCCCTGTTGCTTACGCTGTCGCGTCAGTCTTGGACGTAAGAGCCTTCAATCACCAGCTTCTGGCTTGCGGCCAGGACAGCGGTGCGAATGGTTGCGTACACCTCGACCACTTCGGTCGTCACGTAGGTCAGGCCAGCGGTCAGCGAGCTACCGTTGTTCAGACCGGACTGGCCTGCGGTAGTGATCGCCACAGCAGCAGCGATGCCATCAACGTCGATCACGGTGCCGGTCGCCTTGGAGCGGAAACCCACATCAATCGTGCAGGACGCGGTGCCAGTCGAGAAACTGACCACCCAGTCCTTGCAGATGCGTGCGCCCTTGGGCAAGTCGCCCAGATAGATCGTGTCGCTCACTGCCTGGGTGCTGGCGGGTGCCAGGTACTCGGCAAAGAACATGCGACGACGACCACCGTCCGCATTGGGCAGCAGTTTGGAGCCAGCGGCGGCGCTGGTCGTTTGGGTGCTTTTTACTTCAGCCATGGTTGTTTCTCCTTAGACAACGTAGTCGATGGTCATGGCCTTGAGTTCGTTCACACGAACAGAGCCGATGGACATGGCAACGTAGATTTGGATCAGGTTGCGTTTGTCGCGGCGTGGGCCGATGTCGGTAGTGACGTTCTGACCAGTGCCCACGTGAACGCCGGACTTGGCCCATGCCACCGTGGTCTTGGTGGATGTGCCGGTCAGGGCTTCGTAAGGCACCCAGTTGAAACCGAGCCACTTGCCGCTGATGTCGCCTTCTTGCAGCATCTTCGCGGCCATGTAGTCGGCGCTGGTCAGGGTGATGTCGGACAGGATGTCTTCCATCATCCCGGCGTCATAGGCGATGTACAGCTCTTCGCCGTTGTGCTCGTCCGCTTCATTGGTGCGGAATTGCTTTTTGGCGGTGATGATCTTCGCCTTCGTCATGCCAGTGCCACCTGCTGCAATCACTTGCGAACCGGACAGGGAGACACCGGAGAAGGTGCCGGACTCGTCGGTCTTGCGCAGGGCTGCACCACGGATGGCGTCATAGATGACTTTGTCCTTCTTGCGCTGCATGGCGGCCAGGGCGCGCTGCAGATAGTCGCCTTGGGGGTTTGCCATCAGTTTGGGCAGGTCGAAGTTGTCGACCGGGATGGCGATGTCATAGTCAGACATCAGCGCAGAACGGGTGCCAGCATCGGGGATGCTCCACTCGGTATCGCCGTAGCGGTTCGTGACCTGGTTGGCCTCGATGCTGCCCATGTCGTTGGCAGTGAAAGACGATCCAGTGATGGACCCGCGATTGACTACCTTTGCCTCAAGCCGGGATTCTTTCTGTTCCGCAGCCGCGACAAACGAGTCATGGAACTGCGTAACGAACGCAGCAGTGATCGTGTTGTTCATGTTTCAACCTCGTAAAGTTCAAACGCCTACGCGGGTTGTCTGCGGATACAGGCCCTAATCTTTGCCCCCGTTTCGGCGCGATACAGGGGCGCTGGCTCTGCGGTTATCTGGTCGCCACACCAGGCCGATGCGTGAACTATCAGCGGGGTGGCTGGTCGAAATCCTGACCTTCTTTGCACACGTAAAAAAGCCCCCGCCGATTGCTCGGAAGGGGCTAACTGGCAACTGCAAGAAGCCAGAAGGAGACTTCGTTAGGCAGCTACTGCTGTTCCGTGTTTCTTGGCGTAATATGCTTGCACCTTGGCGCTGGTGGCCTTGTGGTCCGGGTGCTTGGCGTTCAGGTAGGCATCCGAGCGCAGGATGGTCTGAATGTCATCTGCTGCGGTACTACCGGCGTCATTGGGGATGCCTGGGCCTTCGCCCAGTTCCTTGCCGATCTTCGCCAGCATGCGCAGCACCACAGGGTTATTGCCGATTTCGTTCATCTTGGGCAGGTCTTGCGGGTCGGCAAACTGAGAAAACGCTTTGTAGGCGTCCTTCACATTGGCGTTGTACTCGGCGTCGGTCTTCCAGGTCTTGCGCAGTTCTTCCGCTGCCGCTGTCTGGTCAAGCTCTGCAGCGCCCCCCACTAGGTCGGGCACCATTTCGAAATACTTGCCCACCGCAAAATCGAACTGCTTCTGGGTGAAGCCTTCGGCATGCGCTGCAGTGCGGAATGCTTTGAAGCGGTCATCTTCGGCCCATACTTCCTTGAACTGCTCGGGCACAGTAACGGCGTATTCGTCCGATGTCTTGGGAGGCACATCACCCGAACCCACGCGCTTTTCCAGTCCAGCGTAAGACTCGGCCAGCTTCTTGGCTGAGGCTTCAACGTCCAGGGCTTCACCATTGAGGACGCGGAACTTCTCGGGAATCCATTCGTTGGGCGCTGGCTCTGGTGGCTTGCCTGCTGCCAGGATGGATGTGGGATCTGCTGCTGGAGCCGCCGGGGGCTCGCCGCCGGGTGGAGTTGGAGCACCGCCGCCCGCCGCGCCTGGTGCATCGTCCATCAAAATGAATTTACGCTTGAACATCTTCCTGCTCTCCTTGTGTATCAGACACA